AAATAAAATCTCGGATTCCAGTTCAGTACAAAGTAAATTACGAGAATATTTTAGTATGTTTGAAAATCAAGAAAAAAGTATAGAAGATATTTACAGAAATAAAAATAAAAAATACATAAATAGTAATAAAATTTATGTTTATATATATACTGAAACAATAAAATTATATTTTATTTTATTAAATATGATGGATTTGTATATTTATAATTTTTAAAAATTTGTTTATATAAAATTAAAATTATAATATATATTAATCATGGCTAGCGGAAACCTAGAATTAATTATTGGTCCTATGTACGCAGGAAAAAGTACAGAATTAATCAAAAATATTAAAGTATATGAAATTTTAGAAAAAAATATTTTAATTATTAATCATAAAATTAATAATAGATATGGAACAGAAGGAATAAGTACGCATGATAAAGTTCAAATAAATAATAGTATTAATATTGAAAAATTACAAGAATTAGAAGACAATCATCAAGATTTATTTCACAAATCTGAAATTATAATTATAGAAGAACTTCAATTTTTTACAGATGCTTTTAAAAAAATAACAGAATGGTTAGATAAATATAATAAAAAAGTTATAGCAGCAGGTCTTATATCAGATTTTGAAAGAAAACCTTTTGGTGATGTATTAAGTTTAATACCACATGCTGAAGAAGTAATTAAACTAAATGCTTTGTGTAAAAGATGTAAGGATGGTACAAAAGCAAGTTTTAGTAAAAGAATTATTAATGATAATACTAAAATTGTAGTAGGTTCTGATAACTGTTATGAAGCAGTTTGTAGAAAACATTATTTAGAATAATTTTCTTTTTAAATAATATGGATTTAAAGAATAATATAGACAATTATGGCTATATTTGGTATTCTATGGATAAAAATATAAAAGCATTAAAAAAGCTAAAAAACAATAGAAAGAAATATTTTATATTTAATTATATAAAATATAAAATTAAATCATCTGATTTTAAATTTATTGTTGAAAATTTTGATAAAGTCAAAACATATAATGACCTAATTCAAAGAAATAATGACTTTGATAAAGGTATATTACCTACTTTTATTAAAATGTGTCATTTTACATATTACAAGCGATTTTTAAGAAATGATTTTTTTAATATTAAAGAATTAATATTTTTTAATGAAGAATTATTAGTATTTAAATACAATAAAGCATTATTTATTAATATTAGAGGTACAACTACTTATAAACAATTAGAAATATTACAAAATTTAACATTATATAAAAAACAATTTTTCTTTCACGAAAAAATAAATCAAGATTTTTTAAAATGGAAAAATAAATTATTAAAAACAAAAGATTATTCTATTAAAAATTTATTAAAAAAAGATTCAATTAGTGATAGATTTTTATTTCATAAAGGTTTTATTGAATTATATCAAGCATATAAAATAAAAGATAAAATATTTAATATCTTAGAAAAATGTAAAAATATTAATAATATTTATTTAAGTGGTCATTCACTTGGTGGTGGGTTATGCACATTTTTAACATTAGATTTATATGAAAGGTATTATGAATTAAAACAATTAAATAATATTAAAGTGAATATTATAACATTTGGTTCTCCAGGTATTATGAATTCAAATTTATCACTTTTTTTTTATTATCTAACTGAAAAAAAATTTTTAAATAAATATATTCGTATAATAAATAAAAAAGATATTATTTCATCTTCATTTACAGACCCTCAATTTTATTTAACAAAATTAACTGGTATATTACGACATATTGATGCTTCAGTACCAAAAAATAAAAAATTAGTTATAAGAAATAGTAAAGATAAGATAAATAAAAATATTTTACTTATTGATTGTGAAAAATATTTGAATAATTATTTAAATAAAAAAGAATTATCCTATACTGAAATTCATAGTTTATTTAGTTTTAGTGAAAAAAAAAATGGAATACTATTTTCAATTTAAAAATCTTAAAAAATATTTAAAAAATGATTTTATTTAATATAATTTTATTAATAATGGATAATCAAACTACAATTGATATTTTCTTTAAAACCAATCCTAATAATAGTGATGGTATAAACATACGAAAGTATTTTTACTTAAAATGGACAAATAAATACAAACCAGAATACGAAGCAATTTGGTTAAACGAAAGACCTAAAAAAATTAATTTCATTCAACATGTTAATTGTGATTATATAAAAAAAAATTTTTATTTTTATATATGCGGATATTTTGAAGATTATGATAATGAAGATTATAAAATTTATAAAGAAACAAAATATAAAAATATACATTTACTCAAATCTCATCTACAAAAAAATATTCGTAAACAAGATATCAATCTTTCGATATCAACTTCTTTACATTTAATGAAATTAGATTTAAACGAATTTCTTAGACGAATAATTATTATTCATATTGAAGATACATTTTTACATAACTCTATATCTACATTAATTTGGTTAATGGTTGCTTATAGTACAAAAAAATTTAAAATGAAAAAATATATTTATGAATGGTTATTGGGATTTATTTATATTACAAATAATACAAAAAAATTAGATGATTATAATAAAAAAATAAAAGGTTTAAATTCAAAAATATTTAAGAATAATTATGACGAAATAATTAGTTATGAAAAAATAAACATAACTAATGAAGAATTATCTATATTATATTCATTGAACATTCGAATTGCTTATGGGGGAATGGAATGTGATAAAATAATGATAAAAAAATGTATTAATTTATGGAAAACTAGATTTATAAATAAAAAAGTTAAAATAAATTTCATGAATATAAAACCAATTAGTATTTATGTAAGTGAATTACCAATTGAATTTTGGGATTATTCGGCTGTAGATTATCATACAAATGATAATTTTATAGATTTTATAATGAAAAAATTTCCGGATATAGATACTTATGAAGAAATAAAGAAAATAATTTGGTATAATAGTAGTGGAATGAATTATAGAAAAAAAAATATTGAATACAAAGTTGATAAATGGATAATTATGAAAGAATATGTAGATAAAACACAAAAATATTTATTAGAAACGAATTATTAAACTTATCTTATTTTTACTATTTCTTTTTTTATATTATTTTTAAAATGATAAATACCTCTATTATTTTTATTGTTTATTTCATTTACTTCAAACAAACAATCTTTTTTTATTTTAAAATTTTTTATTATATGATTTAATGCTTCTGTGATATCATATGTTCTTAAATATATTTTTTTCTTTTTATAATTTATTTCATAATTTTTTAATCCATATACATTTCCTCCATACATTGCATTTACTTGATTTGTACTATCATATTGTGCATCAGCATTAGCTTGATTATTTGTTTTATCCAATGATACATTATTTTTAGCTCCAGTGCCGTCATCCACGACTTTTACTTGTTCATTTGGAGAACAATTTGAATTTATTGGTTTAAAATCATAATTTGTTTCTTCATCCATATTATAATAAATTATTTTTATTTTAATATAAAATAAAATATTAATATATTTTATATGGTAAATAATATTATAACTAAAGAAAAATGGGTGAACATAATTAATACATATTTTACTGGTTATTATATGCATGAATCGGAAAGAATAAAAAGACGAAATTACAGAGCATTGTATTTGTCAAATAATGATTATTTAAATTCAAATAGATTTTTAAATAATAATACTAAAAATAATATAGATATGTATAATAACTGGTATTTGAATTATTATAATGTAAATGTTGTTTTAAGCAAAAATAATAATAAATTAAATAATTAATTTTTTCTGTTATAATTTATTTTTTTATTTTTTGCTTTAATATTATCTAAATCTGGATTATATTTAGATAAAATATTTTTATATTTTATCATTTTATTTTGTTCTTTATTAAAAACATCATTTTCTAATTTTATAACAGTTCCAATAAATTTTAGTTCTTTATTCATATTATTAGTATTTTTACTTTTTTGTTGTATTGAAAATACAATAAAATTTCCATCTTTTTTAACTTCATCACCTACTATATTTGACAAAAACGTAAATGCTTTTTCTGCTGCTTGTTTTGGATAAGTACCTTTGAAACCTCCAAAATTTTTATTTTTATTCGGAAAATCAACTATTTGATATTCTCTTAAAACATTTTTATTTTTCTCCTGATTAAATAAACCACTTGAACTAAACATATATAATTAACAAATATAAAATTATTATATCGTATTTTTATTAATTTTTTTAATAAAAACAGTCATTCCAATAATTTATATTTATTTATGTGTAATTCAATTTATTCGTTAAAATCAGTAGGAACTGAGCCTCATCCACCTCCACTTTTTCCTTTATTTTTTCCTTTACTTTTTTCCAATTTTATAATTGGTTCATATTCCAACATAATAAAACTTCCATCTTTGGTTTTAATTTTTTTATTTTTTGATTCTTTTGGTGAATATTTTCTATAATAGCCTTCATAAGGACCATATATTTTATATTGTGATTTACCTCTAGTAATTTCTTGAATCATAAATTTAGCATTTAATTTTAACTTAGTAACTTTTAAATATTTAGCTATAGATTGTAATGCTTTTCTTGCTGCTATAATTGGACCCGGTCCTGGGTTTCCACTGGATGTTTTCTTTTTAATTGTAAAGTTGCCAAATTCAACTACTTTACCATTTAATTCAACAACTCTAAATGTTCTTTTATTAGATTCATCTTTATCTTTTCCTCCCTTTTTTTTAAGGGATTGGATATTACTATTCCAATTATTTTTACTGTACGACATTATATTTAATATAAATATATTTTTTCAAATATATTTATTATTATTTTTTTACAATTTGAATAATTATATATACAAATAATAATAAAATAACTAATCCAATGATAGTTTTTATTATAGAATCAGTATCAGTATTTGAACTATTATTTTTACAACTAGCAAAATTTTCATAATTTATAAATTGTTTATAATTTGTAAATCCTTCATTAGATGAATTTATATTATTACATACAAAATCATTATTCATTGCTTTTTT